GCCAAAGAAGCGCTGGAAGCACGGCTGGCGGCTTTGGAGCAAGGACAGGCGCCGAGACAGGCTCCTGTTGCTGATGCCAAGCCTACGCCGGATCAATTCACGGATGCTTTTGAATACGCAGAAGCATTGGCTGAATTTAGCGCTGAAAGGGCACTCAAAGAGCGAGATCGGCAGGATCTAGAAAGGCGAGCGCAAGAGCAACAGGCGAAAGTCGTACAGACTTGGACCAAACGGCTCGAGGCGGCAAAGGCTGAGATTGATGATTTTGATGAGATGGTGGCGTCAAGCGATATTGTTGTGCCGAATCACATTCGGGACGCGATATTAGAGTCAGACGTAGGACCACAAATCCTGTATCACCTTGCATCAAATCAAGATCAGGCCAGAACCTTTAATGATATGTCGGCAGCGCAAGCTCTGAGGGCTATTGGCAAGTTAGAAGCAAAGTTTGAGAAATCTGAAACTAGCAAGCCTGAGAGATCTGTGGTAAAAAGCAAGGCACCAGCACCGATCAACCCTATCAAGTCAAGCAACGCAACCGCTGACAATCTCGTGAATTCCAAAGGTGAATTTCATGGGACTTACGCAGCATGGAAAGCGGCAAGACAAGCCGGCAAGATTAGGTAAACAGATTTATGCGTCATTGACGCAAAGGAAATGAAATGGCCAATACCCTCTTAACGATCAGCAAGATCACCAACGAAGCGTTGATGGTCTTGGAAAACGAACTTACCTTTACCAGCGAAGTCAATCGCGAATACGACGATCAATTCGCCGTTGCCGGTGCAAAGATTGGCGCAACTGTTAACGTCCGTAAGCCAGCACGGTTTATCGGAACCACCGGACCTAACCTGTCCGTTGAGGATTTCAACGAGACTTCAATTCCCGTCACGTTGAATACTCAATTCCACGTCGATACACAGTTTTCGACGGCAGATCTGGCTCTCTCGCTGGATATGTTCTCGGATCGCGTTATTAAGCCTGGCGTTGCTGCTATCGCAAACAAGATCGACCGTGATGGTCTGGTGCTTGCCAAGAACAACGTGGCCAATATTGTCGGGACGGCCGGCGTGCCACCGACGTCGCTGTTGACCTACCTGACCGGCCAGGCTTATCTGGACTCAGAAGGCGCACCACGCGACGGTCGTCGTGCTTGTATCGTTGAGCCATTCACCTCGGCCACCATTGTTGATTCGCTGAAAGGGCTGTTTATGCCTTCGGCTAAAATCAGCGAGCAGTACGAGAAGGGCATGATGGGCACCGACTCGGCTGGTATGCGCTGGAGGATGGATCAGAACGTGGTAAGCCAGACCTTTGGTTCCTACGCTACTGCAACGCTTGCAACCAACACGGCAACCTTCACCGGCTCGCTGACGTCTGGTTGGGCATCGTCATCGACGATCACCATCTCGGCAACAACAGCAGCAGCTCCGATTCAGCAAGGCGACGTGATCACCATCGCTAACGTCTACGCTGTTAACCCACAGAACCGTCAGCCTTACGGCACCAACCGTCTGCGCAACTTTGTTGTGACTTCGGCTGTGACGATTGCTTCGGGTGGCTCGGCATCGGTTACGGTCTCTCCTGCAATCATCACCGCTGGCCAATTCCAGAACGTGTTTGTTTCGGCTACCAGCAGTTCGGCTGTTGTGACTCCGTTCAACAACACTGGCACCGTTAGCCCACAAAACATCATTCTCCATCGCAATGCGGAAACATTGGCTTGCGCCGATTTAGAATTGCCAATGGGGGTTGTATTTGCTGGACGTGCATCGGACAAAGAACTCGGCTTGTCCATTCGTGTTTGTAGGCAGTATACAATCAATAACGACAGTATTCCTTGCCGTCTTGATGTGCTTTACGGTTGGGCAATGTTGTATCCCGAATTGGCTTGCCGCGTCGCAGCTTAATTAACAAAGATTTAAGGAATTAATCATGGCGAATCCGGGACCCGCAACTACCGTTGCCAATCATCCGCAGGTTCTTGGCTCAAACCAAGCTCTGCGTTTGTTGGCATCGGCTCAGTCAGTCAGCTTGGCAGTAACGGGTGACACCGTTCTGCCGATTCTCAACACGGGCAGCTACAGCGTTTCTAACGTCATTGTGACAAACGCTTCTACTAACCTGAGCACCGCAACCGTCCCTTTGGCCGGCGTGTTTCCAGCGCCTGGCGCAAGCGGCACCGCAATCGTGGCGAATGCCAGCCTGAGCGCATTGACCAGCTCCACGGTTGTGTCGCAGCGAACTGTGGCTTCTACAGCGGCTCAGACGGGTCAAGCCGTATACTTTAACGTCGGCACGGCAGCAACCTACCCTGCCACCGTTGACGTGTTTGTCTACGGTTACGACCTCACGTTCCTGCCATAAGTTGGGCAAATAAGGAGAAAGCCGATCTCACAAGGGTCGGCTTTTTTCTTTAATTTTGGAATAACAAATGTCACAGACCAATCAGGTAAACGTAGTTACGTCACAGAACGTGGTCCCAGTTGGCGCCACTTATGACGCTAACGGAAATTTTGTTACATTGGTTGGCGCAGGTGGCCAGCCAATTAGCTCCGGTGGATCGGCAACCGACAGCTATGTAACTCTAAGCGCGTCGTTGGATCTGCCAAACGAGCGGGTTCTGACAGCCGGCACAAATATCACGCTGACAGACACGGGTCCAGGCGGCACGGTCACCATTGCGTCAACCGCTGGTGGCGTTTCAAACGTCGCAACCGGGACTGGTCTGACGGGTGGTCCGATCACGTCAACCGGCACGATCTCTCTGGCCAACACAGCGGTCACCGCTGGCAGTTACGGCACTTCAATTGGCATTCCTCAGATCACCATTGACGCACAGGGCCGGATCACCGCTGCGAGCACAATTGCAACAACCAGCAATAGCTACCAGGGCACGTGGAATGCGTCGACTAATACTCCGACGTTGACCTCGAGCGTTGGGACGCTTGGGTTTTACTACGTTGTCTCGACGGCTGGCTCGACTAACCTAAACGGCATCAGCACTTGGGCAATCGGCGATTGGGCGGTCTACAACGGATCAGCCTGGCAAAAGGTCGGCGCATCGGGTTCTAGCGCGTTCAGCACGCTGACCGTGACTGGTTTGACTGGGTATATGTATGCCAACGGCGCAAGCGCTGTGACGGCATCCACGACGATTCCTAATGCTGGACTGACCAACTCATCGGTCACGATTGGATCGACCAATGTGGCGCTTGGCGCTACGGCAGCGACAATTACCGGACTGACGCTGACCAGCCCGACGCTAACCACGCCAGCGCTTGGCACTCCTTCCGGCGTTGTTTTGACCAATGCAACGCTCTTGCCGCTGACAACTGGCGTCACTGGCAATCTGCCGGTCACTAATCTCAATAGCGGCACAGGCGCATCTGCAACGACGTTCTGGCGCGGCGATGGGTCATGGGCAACGCCGGCTGGAGCGGGTACCGTTACATCGGTTGCCGGTACGGGAACCGTCAACGGCATTACGCTGACTGGCACGGTTACAAGTTCAGGCAATTTAACGCTTGGCGGCACGTTGGCTAACGTCAATCTGGCAAGTCAGGTTACCGGCAATTTGCCGACTTCAAACCTGAATAGCGGAACGGGTGCAACAAGCTCAACATTTTGGCGCGGCGACGGCACTTGGGCGACACCGGCTGGTGGTGGTGGCGGCGGTCCTGTTCTTGAGTCTTACCAAACAATCAGTTCAAATTACTCTGTAACGGCAGGATCTAACGCATTTAGCGTTGGTCCTGTCACCGTGGCAACGGGGGTTGCCGTAACCGTCCCTACGGGCCAAGTTTGGCTCATCGCTGCTTAAAGGATCAATCATGAGCGCAATCAAACTTCAAGGTAATGTTAGCGGGGCCGGTACTTCGGTTCTCCAGTCGGCCAATACTGGAAGCACACTTACCCAGACGCTGCCATCTACGGATGCGGTGACGCTTGGCTACCTCAACGCTCCACCGGTTGGGACCAAAACGGCCAGCTACACCTTGGCGGTTGGTGACGTTGGCAAGTACGTCCAACTTGGGACCTCTGGTGCAATTGTGATCCCCACGTCGACGTTCAGCGACGGCGATTTGATCTCAATCTACAACAACACATCGTCAACAGCGACGATTACTTGTTCTGCGCCAACGGCGTACATTGCCGGGTCGAACACAACCGTAACGTCGGTAACGCTTGCAATTCGCGGTGTTTGCACCGTCCTGTTTAGTTCTGCCACCACTTGCGTCCTGACGGGCAACGTGTCATGAGTGGGATTATGCTGGCGGTTTTGGGCGGCAAGCCTGTTGTTAATGCACCTTCAACCGTTGAATACCTTGTCGTTGCTGGCGGCGGTGGCGGTGCTGCAAACGGGGGGCAAGCCGCTGGTAAAGGTGGCGGGGGTGCTGGAGGCTACAGGACATCGGCAAGTTTTCCCGTTTCTGGTGGGGTCGGATACACCGTCACAGTAGGAGCGTTTGGCGCTGGAGGCGCGGCGGGAGTAAATAACGGATTACCAGGGAACCCTTCTGTTTTTGCATCAATCACTTCGGCGGCCGGAGGATACGGGGCAAGTGGTACTACTAACGGCGGATCTGGAGGTTCTGGAGGCGGCGGGGCCTACGCTGGGTCAGGTGGGCCTGGAGACACGCCATCAACATCCCCATCTCAAGGAAATACTGGAGGAGCTGGGGACGTGGCTTCAAACAGTGGCGCCGGTGGAGGTGGCGGCGCTGGAGGACCTGGCTCCGCTGGTGGAACAAATGGGGGTGCTGGAGGCCTTGGTACATCGTCTAGCATTACTGGAACCCCTGTAACTTATGCTGGTGGTGGTGGCGGTGGTGCGGGTGTTGCCGGGTCTGGCGGGGCTGGTGGTTCAAGCATTGGTGGAGCTGGAGGCGCAACTAGTGCGGCAGGGTCGAATGCTCCTACGGCAAATAATGGTAGCGGCGGCGGCGGAGCTGGTGGCCTTGGAACTGCCGCTGGCGGTAATGGATCTTCTGGTGTTGTGATTATTGCTTACCCCGATACGTTCCCGGTTCCGACTATTAGTGTCGGGTTGACATATAACGAGCCAACCCGTGCTGGTTATCGCGTGTATCGGTTTACTGCTGGTACTGGCACTATTACTTTCTAAATATTATGGACTACTACGCTTTTCTTGATGCAGACAAAGTTGTAACGGAAGTTATTCCCGGCAAAGACCAAGGGTCGGATAACACAGATTGGGAACAATGGTACAGTGAGTTTCGAGGTCAAGTCTGCAAGCGTTCACGCACAGACGGCTTTCGTAAAAACTACGCCGGAATCGGATATACATACGACGCAACCCGTGATGCTTTTATCCCGCCACAACCTTTCCCAAGCTGGACGCTAAACGAAGATACGTGCCGTTGGGATGCCCTATCGCCATATCCAACAGACGGTCAGCCATATCAATGGGACGAAGAAACAACTTCTTGGG